CCGCTCCAACCACTTGAGCTCGCGGCCCATGATCGACGGGTCGATGTTCCTGTCCACCACCATCGTTGAGATATTGTTGAGGCCGTTGGCGATGGCATACTTCGCTGACAGATCCAGCAGAGCCAGGGAGTAGATCGACTTCATCACGTCAGCCATGCGGCCAACGGTGCCCTCGACCTCTACCCCCAGGTGCTCGATGATCCAGCGCGACTCATGCTCCAGCCAGGCGTCGTAGAGCTTCGCCTTCCACTCGCCCTCCGACCAGGGGATTGCGTCCTTGCCGGTGAACACATCGAGCAGATCCATGACCGTCTTTTCTGACAGCTTCCACGTCTCCAACAGCTTGCGCGCTTCTAGCGCCAGCGGGGAGCTGCCGTCCTGGATCGCTTTCTTTGCCCGGCCCCACAGCTCAGGCGCGCCCACCTTCTCGGCCTCAGCCAGGAAGCTCGCCTCATCCATTCCGAGCAAGCCCGACACCAGCTTGAGCATCGTTCGGTGCGGCGTCGTCGTGGCGTAGGCTTCGGTCTGCTCCTTGAGCCAGGTGAAATCGAAATCCCGGGCCATGATTACCAGGAGCATCCCATCGGGACTGTCGTAGACCTTGAGCGAGACATCCTCCGCCCACTTGCCGTCCACCTGGCCGAGGTGGTGCAGCCTCTCAGCTGCCATCGGGAAGGTGACAGCCTCATCCCTGCCGCCCATGAGCACCTTGAGCCCATCGCTGCCGACCGCTAGGATCTGGACCGCCCGTGCCCGCGGCGTCAGTCCGAAGATCTTGCCGAGCTTCGTCCGTGGCGCTTCAATATCGACCAGCTTGCCCTCTGCCGTGACACCACCCAGGTATCGAGCGAAGCGGCCCATGTGTGCGATCTGCTCAGGCGGGACAGTTGTGCGGAGTAGCGTCTGATAGATCTGGAAGGTTCGCACCAGGCCCGGCTTCTTCAACCGCACGCCAATATCAGCGGCCCGGACCAAGTGCGGGTTGTTCGTCACCTCGCCCCACATCTTGACGCCGCGCACACCCTGATCGCCTACCGCGTTGAGGGGATCGAGGACACCCTGGAAGATGAGATCCTGCATCATGGACGAGAAGCCAAAGCGGTCAGCGGCCCAGGCTGCTACGTCCCAGGTCGTCATGTCCTTGTTTTCCATGAGCATCTGTCGAGCGTCGCGCATCCCGATCCCGAGCGCTTCCCACCCGGTCGAGGTCTGGAGCTCAGGCGGGAGGTCAACCGGATCCGGCAGGCCAGCTTGCCAGATCGACTTGCCTGGCTGAGCTCCGCCTGGCGTCAGGCCAGTTGTGGGGACGCCCTCATACATCACCCCGCCGGCGCTCCACGTTGCCAGCGGATCAATGCCGAGATCGGACAGCGGCCCGTACTTCTCTGGATCCACCGCCGAGTAGACCGCCTGCGCCGCGGTGCCAATGGTGTTCTCGATGATCTGCGCCGGCCAAGCCAACGTCATACCTAGCGCGTTGGTGGCACCGAGCAGGAAGTTGTAAAAACCCTCCATCCCTCCGCCAGGACCGACGATACCAGGCTGCGCCCTCGCCCATCGAGCAAGCAATCCCTGAGCCGTGGCCGTTCCGCCACCGAGAGCAAGACCGAAGCCACCGCCCATCGCGCCGCCGGACAACGTGCCAAGCCCAGGAGCAGCGAGAGTGCCAGCCATCCCGCCGAAGGTAGCGCCCATTGTCGCTCCCGAGGCGGCAGAGGTGACGATGTTGGTGACTTCCTCCTCGGTCAAGCCAAGCTCCTCACCGAGGCCCTTCATCCACTTCTCGATCCCGCCTTCCGTCACTTCACCCAGGCGGAACAGCGGCAGCTCCAGCTTCATGAACAGCGGCAGCTTCGCATACTCGGGTGTCCCCATCCTGGGAAGCGCCGGCTGGCCTTCCGGTCGGTTCTCTCCGCCAAGTGTCAGCATGTCCGTTCCCGCTGGCGGGACATACTTCGCTTCGCCTGGCCGCATCAGACTCTCGGGAGGCACAGGCATATTCTGGAGGAAGCCACGGATGGGATCCTGCGCGTTCGGGAAGCGCCAGGCCGAGGAAGGTGCGCCCTTGTGCGCCAGGCGCAGATAGTCGTAGGCGATCTTGAGCTGGTCGCGGTCGATCCAATCAGGCACCGGCTCACCAGCCGGCAGGCCACGCAGCTTCTCTACCCATTGGGCGACACGGCGCGGATCCTCCCAATAGGTCGGCACATACCCGAGCTGGCGCTTGGGGATCTCGACCGGCCATTGAGTCGACCAGGTTCCATCGTCGTTGAAATCAATCTTGGGCTGCACGCTGCGGATCGCAGCTGCCATCCGCACGCGCCAGGGGACAGGATTGAGCGGCCCGATAGGTTGGTGGCCGGCTCTTTCCCTCCATCCCGCTTCACGCCCAGGCTGGATAGGAGCTCGTTCCTCCTGGGGTGGCTGAGCTACGTCAAGCAGATCCTCTTTGCGAAAGAGAGACATGGCTTAGATGATGTTCCACTTCACGCGATCCAGCCAGAAGCCAGGCTCGTAGTCGTTGCCTCCTCCGCCACCACCATAGTAGGGATAGTAGCCACCGTACCAGCTGTCGCCCGCGCCCGCCGTCTCGTAGGGCATGTTGCCGTAGTAATTCTCAAGCACTCGATCCAGCCCACCGAAGTAGGTATCGGGCATGGTGCGCGCGTTGATCCCCAGGATCGCGTTGACAGTCTGCATCCAGCGAGCTCGCTGCTGCTTCCAGGTGTCGGGGAGAAGATTGCCCGGGCCCTCGCCGCCAATCGGCGCAGGCTCCGCACCCTGGCTCTCCAGATCGGCGGTCACATCCTCGGGCAGCGGCACCTCAATCGTCTCGCCCGTCTCGGGGTTCGTCCAGTTGTAGAAGCCCTGAGCAAGACTCGACGCGGATGCACGCATGTCCTCCCACAACGGCTCCGGCTGTATGCCTTGTTCCATGTCCGGCTGCTGCATGATCCCGCTCAACCAGTCAGGCTGCGGCCTTCCCTCCCTGATTGCATCCGCGATCTGAGGAGCCATCGTCAGCTCTTGCCGCTGCGGGAACGCAGGCGCGCGCCCACGGCCAGGGCCAGGAGGCAAGTCGAAGGTGCTGAGCTGCGGGCCGAGTGCCGCCGTAATTTGCGGTGACAAACCGCCAGCAATCCCGGAGTATGGCTGCAACTCGCCACCCACCCGAGGCCTCGGCATTGTGCCTATGCCTCGACCAGTCGGAGATCCCAGGTTCGCGCCAAGCCACTCCAGCCAGTTCGGGCGCTTCGGCGGTTCCTGCACTTGAACGGGAGCCATGTTCGTAGTGCGCCAGCGGCCACGGTCACGATCCCCGCCGCCGTTACCGCCTCCGCCACCACCGCCGCCACTACCGCCGGCGATGCCGAAGATATTTCCGCTGCTGCTGCTCGGTTGCCTCGTTGCGAGGCCAGCTCGTACCGCTCCAACATCAGGCATGTCAGCCTCCTGCCCGCGAGTAGTAGTCGTTGAGCCACGCGGGTCTGCGGAAGAAAGGTTGTGCTGCTTGCTGCGGGAACATCCCGCCTCGCTGCATCGCGTTGTAGCCTGCGCCTTGCTGTGGCTGTCCCAACGGAACGAACTCATTGAAGGTAGCCACGCCACGGCGCACAAGATCACCGATAGCGCCAAGCCCTTGCATGATGTCCTCGCCACCGAACTGCGCCGGACTCGCCAGCCCCTTGCGTCCACCTCCGCCTCCTCCCATTCCTATCCCGCTAGGCGCGAACGGGGGACCGGGCCGATACATTCTCTGCAACGTCCTGTCCATGCCCCCGTACAAAGCATCGGGCATTTCGCGCCCGCTTAATTGGCGCGGCCTCGGCTTGAGCTCGCTTCTCATCTGGCGCAGAGGAGACTGGCCCTGCGCCTGCAACTGTCTCATCACCTGGCCCCCGAAGGTATCAGGCAACGTCCTCGGGCCTGGCGCACTCGGGGCACGTCTCGGCGCAACCGGGTTCCTATCCTCAAAGAGCGGCATCTGTCACCTCCAGGTTTGCGATCATCTGCTTCACCTTCTCGTAAGCCTCTGGATCCTTGAGCTTCAATTCCACGCGCTCGACCGGCGACAGGTTCCGCCACCACAGGACCAGGGCCATATCAGTATAAGGCTCGAACCAGCCAACGACGAACTTAGCCAGGGCCGTCTTTGCTTTGGCCTGGCCGAACAGCAGCGCACTCTCAGCGTCGCGGATGTTCCTCATGGCGGCGTGCCTCTCGGTCTTTGCGGCTCAGTCATGGGTTGTCCTGGCCGAACCCCGCCCATCGTGGATGTTTCGACAGCCTCCCCGCCAGGCGCAGGGCCCTCGGATCCCATTCCGCCAGGCGGAGGCGTCTCACCGCCACCAGGCGGAGGCGTCTCACCACCACCGGCACCCGGAGCAGCCGGCGGAGTCATCATCTGCCGCGCTGAGGCTTCGAGCATGAGCTTATACATGGTGTTGGCCGCGCCCTCGTTCCAGATCTCCTCGTCCATCCGGTCGCTATCGCCGGCGTGCATGATGTTCTCCCGGATGTAGCGCCGGCTGGCGAGCTCGCCGTTGATGAGATCTATCGCAACACGCGCCATCTGCGGCCAGTCCTGGGGCAAGTCGATCTCCAGCTGAACCTTGAGGGGCAGGTTCGGATCCAGGTCAGCCAGGTTGACGCTGATCGGCTTCCCGTCCTTCAACACAGTCGGAGTCCCGCCGCCCTTCTTGAGCATCCGCATCCCCAACTTGAGCATGTCGGCAATCGCCCAACCGCACATTTCCTGAGGCGTGACCAGCGGAAGCCGGCCCGCCTGGTGCAGCAAGGCCACCATCGAGTAGGGAGCGTTGGATCCAAGCGGCTCGCCTAGTGTCTGGCCCTGGATGGTGCTCTCGGCGGTGAGCTTCTGCGCGATCTGTAGTGCGTCCATGAGCGCCGGGTCAATGGCACCCTTTGAAAACATGGGATTCAAATCCTCGCCCACGTTCAGCTCCGCCACCCCTAGCGTCGATGCTCGCTTCTCGATGCGGAGATCGCTGTCGCCCTGGCCGCGCTGGTGCTTCCAATAGGCGAGAGCAGCGATGGAAAAGACAGTCGTGTAAAGGACGGTGAGCACAAGGTTCTGGCGGTTCTGCAATCCTGACTTGACCAGGGTGTAGAGGAACGGGCGGCGCTGGTGCTCGGGCTTGTCGAATAGGCGGGATCCCTCGATGATGTAGCACCCGACCGGAACGAAGCCAAGCTCATGCTCTTTCAGGAAGAAGGGAGCCAGGCCCTTGTCCGCCGCTTTGGATCCCGCGCCCTGCACCCACAGGCAGCGGTAGTAGTCGTCCACATACTCCTTCACCGTGATCGGGACACCACGCTTCTCGCCCTTCACCGCATTGGCAGCTTCCGGCCACTCACTCACCAGCGCCGCCGGGGTTGTGCTCCACTCCCGCGTGTAAGACACCAGGCCGAGACTGTCATACTCAGCCATGCCCTGCCGAGGGTTGTAGATGTCGTAGATCAGCGGCGTTTGCTCCCCGATAGCCTCAAGCCGGCGCACCTGGCGCTCCCTCGTCGGCCTGTCGTCCAACCCTCGCGCGTCCTCAAGCATGTCGCTCACCAGGCGGCACCCGAAATGGACATCGGCATAGGTCAGAGCTGATAGCGTCACGTCCAGATGCAGCGGCGCGCCGTAGACCTGGCCGCTCACATTCCACACCGCGCGCAGGAAGCGCTCGACCTCAGCGCTTTTCTTCATTTCGTCCGAGGTGGCGTCCTCGAACTTGACCGAGATCTGCGGCTTGGTCGCAGAGATCAGGCGGTGAGCTCCGATCAGGCGGTTGGCCCCGTCAGGGGAAATGGTGATCTTCGTCTCGTCGCTTGTGTCTTTGGGCCGGCCGTCCTCCCACTCGCAGAGCAGGATGTCCTCGTAGGCTTTCGCCTCTGCCTTCCATGTCGAGTAGGTGGACTCAATATCCGTCACCCGCTGGCGGATGTTCTGCCAGATCTCGGGATCGTATTCGTGCTCCTTGTCCTCGTCAGGCATAGCTGTCTCCTACAGGGAACGGGAATGGATCCCGCCCTTGCGCTTTGGTAGCTCGGGTTCGGCCTTCTTCGGTGCCGCCAGCTTGGTCAGCCCGTACTTGAGCGCGTCGTAGGCATGATCCTCGGCGTCCGTGTCCACATCCTCGACGTTCACCTTGTCGTAGGGCAGCGCCGGCAAGGTACGGATCAGGTTGGCGCAGGTTGAGAACACCACCAGGCCAGGCTCCCCATCCGGCAAGCTCATAAGCAGGCGATCCACCTTCCGCTTGCCCCCTACCCTGTCGTTGTCCGCTGGCGTGACCACCAGGCCCTCGTGCAGATACTCGTCTACCGTGCTGCTCACCGAGTCCTGCATCGCCTTCTTCGCCCACAACTCGGGAGGCGCGTAGGTCAGCTTGATCTTCTCGCTCTCCGCCGTGTTGTCGAGTATCGCTCTTGCCTGTTGCCGGTCGATCAGTCCCGTCTCGTAGATCTCGCGATAGACGAAGATCCTGCTGTTGTCCGGGTTCTTCGCAAACCACAGGCAACAGAAAGGCGCAGCAAAGCCCCAATCCAGAGCTCTCCACTTCACCCAATGGTCGGGGATCTGTCTCGGGCGAATGACATGCCGATCCCGGTTCCATCCCGTGAACGCCTGGCCCTCGAAGATGTCCCAATTCCCATCCACCCAGGCAGCGCGCAGGTTCTCGGGCAGGCTGTTGAGCTCCTCCCAATAGGCTTCGTCCAGGTAGGGGTTGTCCTTCGGTAGCGCCTGGATGAAACGGAATTGATCGCGCCGCTTGGCGAGCTCGCGAGGAGGGTTGCGATCTACCCACAGCTGCTTGACCCAGGCGTGTCCGATCCCGCCCGGATTGGTGGCTGCGATGAAGGGGCGATGATCCACACCCGGCCAGCGCAAGGATCCACGCAGCACGGCAAACGTCTCGTAGGTTGTCTGCGTCAGCTCGTCCACCGCGATAGCAGCGAACTCCGCCGATTGATACTTCTTCGGATCGTCCAGGTTGCGAAGGAGCAGCCGGCCCCCGCCAAACTCGTCGCGCAGGATGAAGGCCAGGCCGTCCACCTCGGTATCCTTGACCTCGCCCAACCACACCGGGAACTCCAGCTCGATCTTCGAGATCTGCCTGTCCCTCAGCTCGGGGTACGTCTCGCAGAACAGGCCAACCCGCACCTTCCGCAATCCGAGCTTCACATAGCAGCGCAACAGGAAGGTGAGCAGCGCCCATCGCAGCCAGTAGCTCTTGCCTGGCCCGCGGGCTCCGCCGTACAGCACGAACACCACCTCCCACATCGCCTCCCACGCCTGCCATTGTTTCGGCAGAAAGCGGACTAGCTCTGAGAGGGGTGTCCAGGTGTCCGTGTAGGTGGTGTGGGCATCGGCACGTCCCACAGGATCCCATGCCTTTCCTGAACCTCGACGCGGTCCTTATACTTCTCGGGGCGGTTGGCCTTGAGCAAGACTTCGAGCATCCGATCAGACGTGCGCCGGGCCCGCTTGTCCGCCACCGCTTCCAGCCCATCCCGATAGTCCTCAAGCGCATCCTCCCAAGCCAGCAAGAACTCGGGCGAAGCCTTGCGATACTCGTAGACGAATGACCGCGTGACCTTCGCCGCCGTGCACGCCTGCCACACAGTCCCCTTCTTCGCCATCGTCCGCAGGAATGTTCGCTCCCAACTGCCGCCTCGCTTCGTCGCCGCCTTCGATGTACCCCTTACTGGCGGCTTTCCTGTCCGTGTCGTCCTCTTGCTCTTGGCCTTCGACGTATGGGAGGGGGAGCGCTTAGCTGCCCTTCCGACGCGGCGAGCTCCAGCCTTTGCCATGATATTCCAACCATCCTGCGAGCTTCTCCGCTCGCTTCTTGGTCAGGTGGCGATCCTTCATGAGGGACATCACCAGCCCGCCAAATGACTTCTTCTTACCCGTAGGCGTTGTTATTGGCACCAACCGCCTCCGCACCCACATCCACCCCTTCACCAGTCACCTTCTGCCAGCTGTCAGCTGCATCCCAAATCGAGCGCATCACCTGGTAGCCGAAGGCGTCAAGCAGATCCTCCTCGGGTAGATACCACCACTTGCTAAACTGTCTCTCCTCAGCTTCCGCCGGCGGTTCCCACTCACCACCGCCAGCGCCCTGAAACGCCTGGCCCATGCTCTCAAGGCCACGACCACGAACCCCCACTCCTGTCGGCGTGCGCTGGTATCCGCCCGACAAGCCCAGGAAGGCTTGCCCGAGAGACGAAATGCCACGCCCGCGCTCAGCCATCAGGCCGCTCCGCTCAGCTCGTCAATCGGCTTCAAGGTGTCGTCGGTCGTCACAGTCTGCGAAGCGTGAACCGTGGTGCCATCCGCCCGGAAGATCTCCAGCGTACCAGCGTTGTCTCGGATCCTGTGAACCGCCTTCATCACAGCAGCTCCCAGGCTCTTGACACCAGCCGAGCTCTCCCAATTCGAGCTCGCCCAGGTGAGCACCTTCATCGCGATCTCCTCCACCGCATCATTCGCCAGGGCATTCGCGTCGACCGCGCCGGCGGCGAAGGCGGCAGCCGTGAGCGCACTCGCGGTCACAGCGCCGATGCTCGAGTCCATCCTTCCCGACACCAGGGCCGCAGGTAGCCGGCTCTGAATGTCGTTGGTGTCAGCCAGCACGCCAGCGATTGCAGCCTCAAGGATCGACTCATCTGCCGGATCCGCTGGCAGGTTGTCGGTCTTGGCTTTGATCGCAGCCACGTTGCCGCCCGCCTCCAGAGCTCGGGTTGACACAGCTGCATCGAGGTTCACCAGCGCAGGGGCCTCGGTGGCGGTGATAACACCTGCGTCGATCTCGCTGACCTTCACCGAGCCGAAGGGCAAGATGACGTAGCGGCTGGTCGCATCGGGCGCAGTGATCCAATTGCGGGCGACCGCCGCTTGCCTGCTCGCTCCGGTGTAGTCCGAGATGAGACGGGCCTGACCCTCGCCAGTTCCGCTCTCGATGAGAACGAACATGCGATTGTAGAAGTCGTCGATGGCCGAAGCGTTGGGCTGGAGCGTGATGTAGCCCGCCGCCCCACTCTGCGCCAGTCCAATGCTCAGGTCGGAGGCTGACCTCGTATTGCCTCGGCTGTCGATGGCAAAGAAGTCGCTGGCGGCAGGAGCACCGCCGAGCAAGGCTCTGTCCAGATAAGCGGTCTTGGTCGCCCCAACGTAGTCATTGATGAGGCGGTTCTGCCCCGCATAGGTGCCGGTGACAATCGTGATGGTCGTCCGATTGTAGAAGTCGTCGATGGCAGAGGCCGAGGCGTCCAGCACAAGCGCCTGCGTGGTCGAGCCTGCCTGGAACTGACCCACTCGGATAATCTGCGCCGCGTTGTTCTCGGCAACCATCAGGCCGTATGCCTTGCCAAGCGCGCCGACCGTCGCCCATACCGCCGCAGGCACACCAGCGATCGCAGCCTCAAGGATCGACTCGTCGGCTGGATCCGAAGGCAGGTTGTCCGTCTTGGCCTTGATCGCCGCCACGTTACCGCCGACCTCTACGGCCGCGCCGAATACTGCTTCCTCCCAAACGGCAACGACATACCCCATGTCGCACGGGTCTGCGCCCGCAGCGGTAATGTGTAGCGCCCAATCCCCGAAGGAATTGGTCTCATTCGTTGTGAGATAGATGTCATACCAGCCATAACCCAACTCGGTGACGGTTGGGGTGATGGTAGAGAAGCCGCCCCCATGTGGCGAGACCTCTATGCTTAGCGTGAGGCCAGTCTTTCCCGAAACGTTGTCTCCGCTGTCAGTCATAAAGACGGAAAGATGATACGCGGTGTCATACCTAATGGTTCTCATGCGTTGACCACCCTGCCGCGGCTGTATCCACCACCGCCACCCGTCAGCTCGCCCTCGAACTCGGTCCCGTCAGCGCCGTACCCCACGCCCAGCTTCACGTCCGCCTCAGCTGGCAACTCCAGAATGCCCTCGTACTCGCCCTCGAAATCCCCGTAGGTGATCCCCAGGCGCACATCATCCTCGATGGGATAACCCGTGGTCGGCGTGAAAACGTAGCCAGCGAACTCCACGTTCAGATACGCCTGCTCGCTCGTCTCGATGGCCCCGTTGCCTCCGCCGACGATGGCAAGCCCCTGACCCGGACGCAGGATGATCGGCAAGTCCAGCCCCGCACCCACGCCTCGCCTGTCCCCAGGCCACACCTCCGGCTCGCCACGAGCGAGAACATCCCAATTCATGTTCGGGGCGCTCGTCGTGCGGATGTAAGGGCCAGCCCCGCTCCACGTCCGCAGCGTGTCCGCCTTCTGCTGCACAGCAATCGCTGCAATCGTCGTCTGATAGTCGTGATACTTGACGTGCGCCCCCTCACCGTTGGCATGGGCCAGCAGACGCATCGGGCCACGGTAGCAATCGACGCCCGTGATCGTCGCCGCCGTGTCGTGCTTGCTCAGCGTCACGCTCTCGCCGGTGAAGTTGTCCTGAAAGACCGTCTCGGTCTTGACCAGCCGGTACTTCGGGATGTTGCTCTCGCCCAGGCTCGGGAACGTGACAACATACACCCGCAAAACGATGCCCGAACCTGTCTCATTCATCAGCGATAGGGCCGCCATGTCGAGCAGATCGCTCGTCCCAAAGTCGCCATCGAGCCAGCGGTAGACGTTGCCGGTCGAGACGACCTTGACCACCAGCCCCAGGTGCATCGCCTGCGGGACGCCCCACGCTCGGCGTACTAGCGCAATCCCTTCGCCCTCCCGCAGGACAATCGGCTCCGTGCTGGCATGGCCGTCAGCGTGCCAGATGTCTTGACTCTCTGCGGTGCGCCCGCTGTGGTCGTTGGCGTCAATGATTCCAGGCGCTCGGATCATGGCCTGAAACGACACCGACTGGGTGACGCTCGGCGTACTCATCATGTCCCCGAAGCGGCGCAGCGTTCCGCCACTGATGGTCACTGCGTCAGGATGCCGGCGGAACTTGACTTGCGAGGGAAGAGACGCCGCTCCGGTGTCGTACTTGACCGGGGACTTCTCTACCCCACCGCTCGCCGCTGTGATGCGCTCCAAAGACATGACGCCTTGATTGCCGAGCACGTTGGTCGCATCGTCGTTGATAGCCTGCGGGGCTACCCGCACCTCGCAGATGGCAACGTACTGCTGCAAGTCAGCAGCCGTGTTGAACACAGCCGCCATCGCATCAGCAGCGATGTCGCAATCGCACTTGTCCATCCTGACGGTGAACGACCGATACGGCACGGTCTAGCTCGCAGCGTCTGTAAATGTGATCTCGAAGTCCATCGTGCTCACCGCACCAGCCCCTGCGTTGTAGATGTCCGTGCCGTAGGTGTTGCGGCAGGTGATGGGTTCGAGGTTGCTGTCGCCGCCCGTTGGGAAGAACACAATCCCGACAGGGATCAGCACCTCCCAATTGGCCTGCGTGACGCCGGTTGTGGTCGCCTCTTCCAGCAACCAGAGGAAGCGCCGGAAGATGTCTGAGCCGGTGGCCGTCCCGCCGTGAACGCATGTCACCGAGCTGAGGGCGCTCGAAGAAGTGTCATGCTTGACCGGTGTGACTGTCGTTCCTGCCGACAATGCCGTGAGGCGTCGAATCTGCACCAGCGACAGCGCCGCCGTGACCGCACCCGTTTGCGTGTTGAAGATGCAGTAGCGGTAGGCCCGCAAGACTTGTGCCCCGCCGTTGTAGAGTCCGAGCATGCTCTTGGTCGCTGCGAACGCCACCGCCTGTTGTGCCACCCACGTTGCCGCCATATCTACATCTCCTCTGCGACCGCCTCAGCGGTCACGCTACACTGACGGGCACGCACATATTCCGCTCGCCCGCCCCCGAGATCGACCTTGACCCACTTCCAAGAGTAGATGCGGCACACTTTCACCGCATCGAGAATCCTCCCATCGTCCGTCACGTCCACCGTGTCCCCAATCTTCACGGCCGCGCCCCTGGCACGAACAGTCTGCGCTCGGTTGCCATTTCCGCCCCGTAGAGAACATGGTCGCCGGTGCCGACTATGTTCTGCCGGACCTGCTTGCGCTCAAGCGCGGCGATGGTACGCAGGCACTCGTCACGCTTGGTCCCGAGCGGCAACGCCTGTAGGCGCTGCTTCTGTGTCGTCAGCGTGAAGGCGATGCAACGATCAACCATCGCTCGGGAGAGTAGATCCTGAACGTCGATGACCCATCCGGTGTCATCGCCACCCCACCACATGCGCGGCGGTTCGAATCCAGCTAGCATAGCAGCCTCCCAGGTAGCATAGCAGGTATGGCGTCCTAAAGCAACAGGCGCGGCATAGGTGGGGGTGGTCCAGCTAGGATCCCGTCAAGCGTGAGGTCGGGGTGGGGGATCTTCCAAGCCAGGGCAAGGCGGCGCTCCACCTCTTCCCGCCCGAGCTCGGCCACCAGGCGCTCAGCGATCACTCGTTGCGCCCACTTGGTATCGGCCAGTTTGAGCTCAGCGTTGGCGATGCGACAGACCGGAACCACCAGCTCCTCCGCTCCTTCGCGCGCAGCCTTCGCCCTGCGCGTCTTGCTCTTGCTGACGAAGTGGTGCCCCTGGATGTTGGAGCTGCAAGTGTGGCCGTATCCCTCAAGCCAGCACTCATCGAAGCAGATGCCGGATCTCATTCGGTCCCTCCCACTCTCGGAGGCGGAGGCACAATCAGATAGTTGTCCCTCTCGGTGGCACCAATGGCCGGAAGGATCGTCAGGACCGAGCCGCACTTGTCGCACTTGTATAAGCCAGCGCGGTCGATAGGCACAATCGCGGCAGAGTCTAGGCAGATCCAACTAGTATCTCCGCAGACAGGACACGCGAACACAGGCAACGGGTTCACTCCAGCTCCTCCAGATCCCGGCGGATCCACTCCAGCGGTTCAACGAAGCCATGCTCCTCGGCCCCGATCCCCCATTCGGAGCAGCCCTCCAGCGCCATCTTCACGCCGGCGAGCACCTTTGCGGATCCACTCACCTTCGCCTTCGGTTCGACACCTCGCTCCTCGGCGGTGAGCTCAGCCAGGGCCTCGCTGTCGATCTCCTCCTCCACGGATCGCTTGAGCCAGTAGACGCGCCGATCCTTCGGCAGCTTGGCGACAACCTCATGGTGCGTGAAGGAAGGCGGGAACATGCGCTCCCGGTAGCGGTAGAGCTTGCAGACCGAGGCGTGATTGCGGACTGTCTTGAGAGAGACGCCGGCGGAGCTGATGAACTGATGGACTTCCTCGCTCATGCCTTCGCCAGCATTGTAGAGATCTCCCATCGACCAGGCGCTCATCACCCGAGCGGAGATCACCATTTCCCAGGACGTTCCCCATTGGCGTTTCGTCGGCTTGCGGTTGTGGATCCGCAGACCCGTGATCGTCACCTCGGCCCACGCGCCGGGCAGGGAGAGGATGTCGCTCATAGCCACACCCCCGATCCGGGCCCGGTCCCGACAGCCAGGGCCACAACCAGGAGCACATAGCTCAGCGCCGCTCCAATCAGACAGCCCAGGAGCAGCACCGCGATCAAGGGGATCACTCTGCCAGCTCTCATTTCTCCCTCCACAGCTTCATCTGTCTCTCGGTTGGTAGCCTTGCCACTCCCTCAAGCGGCACCAGGCCCATCTTCTCAGCCGCGCAGATCGTGCAGATCCGTGGATCCTCCGAGCCTCGCAAGTCAGGATGATAGTAGATAGCCTTGTTACAGATCGAGCACCTGGAGGTGGCGACAACATCAAAGTCGTCCGCCACCTCCAGGCGAAGGCCGAGCACGAAGTCCTGGCCTTCGATCACCACCATTGTCATTTGCTGAGCAGGAAGGCGATCACCCGGCGGGCAGCGAACATATCCTCAGCGGATGGGGCATAGTCGCCCGGCGGCACAGGCGGCACAGGCGGCGTCTGAGCCTCAAAGCCGATGTCCTTCCCGTTCACCCACGTCTCTTTGTAGCCAGGCTGGATGTAGCTCTGGAGATTGTCGGCCCGATACCACATCTGCCCTTTCTTCTCGTACTCCTCGACCAGGTGCAGCGAAGTGCCCGGCATGAGGTTCCCCATGTCGTGCTCGCCAGCTGCGTCGTTCCGCACATCCGTCACTCTCGTTACCGTCGCTCGCATGTCAATCTTCGCCATCGTGTCCTCCAGTTTGAGTATAGTCTTGCGATCCTCGCCAGGCAACGGAGTCAGCCAACAGCCTCGCTCGGGCAGCTCACTCCCCATCGTTCTGCTTCGCGAAGCGCGTGTAACCTTCGAGCTCGTTGGGGCAACCGGCCACCTCCACCACCTGCTCGCCCATCTGACCCTCGGGCACCGTTCCGACGATCTCCGCAAAGATCACCGCCGGCGTCCCGATGAAGCCGATCACAGCGAACAACTTGCCATCACTCTTGCGGCCAGCCAAGTCCCCGAGACTCCAACGACCAGCCTTGTAATCGCTCATGGCTTCCACTCCGGCAGCACCAGAGCAAGGACCGATGGATCCGTGATCGCCTGGCCGCGCTGCTGCAAGCGCATGATCGCCCAATCCACAAACTCCATGCTCGGGCTCACTACCGCCAGCCTTCGAGCCCCATCGCGCCAGCGACGGTCTAGCTCAATCTCCGGCTGAAACCCCGCTCGCATCTTGAAGCGATAGTAGATCGCTTCCGCCAACTCGCTCCGGCCAGGCGGCTGCACCGGAGTCTCCCTCGGGAACCAGCTCTCCAACATCGTCTCCCTCCACCAGCGTTCCTATCGGCATCCAACCTGCGCCGAAAGCGACCTCGGCCCTGTGCGCTACAGGGCCGAGACAATGACACCTTTCCCAATCGAGATCCACCACCGACATCGTTGGACTGAGCTCTCGCCAGACCAGGTGATCGCAGCCACACGAACACCGGAGAAGCCCACCGAGGCCATTCACACCAACCTCAGCTGTCCGCCGAACATGCGGCAGGCGCGCTCTCTGCGCTCCCGGATCGTCACCATGAGCTCGATAGCTCGCCGGCGCTCCTCCCGGTAATTCTCCAGCACATCGTTGAGGCTCGTTGCCAGCCAGCGCCCCTTGACCCCGGAGCTCGAACAGATCAGCGCTCCACGATCCGATGTGCGCCGCAGATCCTCGATAGCCTGGCGCACCCGGCGCTCGTCTACATGGATCCAAGTGGCGTAGGTCGCCACATACTCGGTCACGTCCTCGATGGAGACGGCGTTCTCTCGGCCCTTGTGGAGCTGGAGGCAAGACATGACCAGGTTGCGGACGTGCTCATCCTGATCCATTTCCACCTCCGGGCTCCTCCGGCGGTTGCTCGCCTGTCAGGAATTGTCCAATGACCATCGGCGGCGCAGGAAACAGGACATCCCACAACTGCTCGATCTGCTTCTGCTGCTCCGCTACGATCTCGGCCAGGTGCAGGACCGCCCTGGCGGTGTAGAGCTGCGCCAGGATCTCGCTGCTCGACCCCGCGCGCGGATGATCCCCGCATTGTCGGTCGATGGCACAGTCAAGGATCCTAGCCAGCCCCACTCGTTGCAGCTTCTCCGTCTCGTCCATGTTTGCTCCCCTTTCTGAACTCATCCGCGTTCGGGCAAGTCGCCCAATGCGGGGTGTAGGTCGTCACGATCTTGCACCTGTTCCCTTGAAGAATCAGCCTCTTCTCCGGCTTGGCGTCAATCGGCATCGGTCGATTGCCAGGATCCGTCACAGCCCACAGGATCTCAGCGTTGCACTTGCGGCACTTAGCTACTGGCATAGGTAAAGACATTGACTCTCCCTCCCGAAGAACATCCTGGG